TCGCGCTGCTGCGGTCCAACGTCGCGGTCGACGCGGTAGGGGGTGATTGTGCGTGCGACAATCTCGCCCGTGCCGGCGCGCTCATCCCCAACCATCTTTACCATTATCTCGTTCTCGAAGTTCTCCCTCATCCAGTTAACCCAGAACCCTTGTGGGCGCGAGACGTAGGCAGGGTTCAGCTTCCACTTCTTCCACTGATTGCCTGCGTATGTTTTTGACTTCTCGGGTGCCTGCGGCATCGCGTTCTCAATAAAGTCGACGATCCGTTCGGGGAGCCCTATGTCTCGCAGCCCCTCAGTTAAAACTTCTTCTCGAAGATACTCGAACCAACTGCCTGTAGATATATCCATTAATTTAACTCCATCATTATAAATAGTTGTTTTTATCAGTATCTACGCAAAAGGCTGTGACTTTAATAGTTCTACTGTGTCCTGCCATCGTTCAACCTCATAAGCGGCCCCATTTGAGTGTAGGGTCAAGGCCCGGGCTAAGTAATGGTCATTCCCCGGAAAAGGAATCCTATCGCCTACAAAATGAATCTGGTTGTGTTCCAGGGCTTCCTTGAAATAATTCCCAATAACCTGGGATTTGTCGTTCCCTTTGTTAGATATGTCAATACTAACTGCACCCCCAATTACAAAATCAAGGCCGGGATATATCCCTTTCAGTTTTTGAACAATTCCTTTTCTTTCATTGGTTTCGGCATCCCACTGCTCATAGCGTGCTCTTTCCGTTTTGTCTGCATTGCGACCAACGACTGAAAAGTTTATCATGCCAATACGATCTTCGTGGTGGTTTCCGGTTTTAGTGGGGTAGTCGGATTTTGCAACAATAGAGTTCAATGAACGTTTAAGGTTTTTGGGAGAAATAAACTTGTTCTCATAAATTGCATCCCATTCGCTATAACCACCCTCGTTGATCTGATCTCTTTTTTGGTAAAAAGCGTTCCCCATGCAAGGAAAAATACCACTCATCTGCTCAACGGTGTCCAAACCCAACTGATCGATCAGGCGCAAAAAAGAACCTCCCGATACTATATAAACCTCTCTTCCGGTTGACCATTGTTTAAACACGCTCTTAAATTTTGCATCGATCCTTGACTTTGGTGGGGTAAGTGTCCCATCGACATCGAATAAATAAATATCAGACACTCGCTACCTCCAGAACAACTGTGCGCCAACAATTAAAACCGAAAGAAAAACACAGAACAAAGTTTTGGCCGTAAACATGCTTTCGTTTAAAAAATACCAAGTGAGGGCAGGGAAGGTAAAGTAGGACATACTAAAAATTAAGAATCTTGGACCCCAGACCTCCCCCCATTCTTCGTAACACATTTTAATCCCATACCAAAAGCATATTCCCGTAGGTATGGAGAACAGGGTGGCCGAAAGTATTGGTTTGTCTTTCCACCAGTCCCATACAAATTGTGCGTTTAGCTGAAACCATCCGAGGGTTTGCCCAAGCGCGAAGAGAGCGCATGCCAGGAATAATTTTGAGGTCATCTTTTCTCCAAATTGGTTATTATAACATCTTCAGCAAGCTGAATATTTTTTGTTTCCGCTCCAAAACTATTGACCATAATAATTTTATAATCTTTGTAAAAACTCAAAAGGTGAGGGTGGAATTTATAAATGAGCACAAATTTTTTGTTTTCTTTTCTTAGGGCATCTCTTAGCGCTCTGTGGTTCATCTCATATGTTTCGTGTCCCACTTGTGTTGGCTTATTCAGCGGACTTATGGAAAGTTTTCCGACGGGCAGCAGCATAACTTCGTCGTCGTTTATGAATTCAAAAGCATCAAGATAGTTGTCGGAATTATAATATCTGACTTTGATTTTTTTCGTCCTTTCATCTTCATAAAAGCTTTCTAAATTTCGCGTAGCTAAAGGTGTAAAATTATTGGTCTTGGTCTCCCCATAGGATATCGTCCCCGTTAGTGAGTATCGATTCAGCAAAAAATATAGTGCCGATCTATAGTAGGGATCTTTAAACCGAGGCCAATCATTTTGATATATATAGACGAGTTGTGGTGTTATCTGTGCGTTGACACCGAGCGCCATCTTGGATATTAAATATGGATTCCTCAGTGCACAATTCCAAAATTCATATATCACATATTTGTTGGTAGCGATCTCTATATCATAGCCAGCGTAAGCGAGAGGGAACTCCACTTGCCCCGAAAACAGGAGAAGGGATTTTATTTTAGTCTCGATTGGAATAAGATTTTTGATTACTTCTGAACACACAAAGGTGTTTGGATCTTTAATCGGTGTTTTCATCTATTCTTTCGGGTGCGGGCTCTTGCGGTTGAGACAAGGAAAGTTCATATTCCACATACGAACTTACAATAGATTGTATATCGTTAAGCACAATGTCTGACTGTGCTAGATTTTGTCTTACCTGATCGATTATTTTTATTGTTGATGATGTCAGCAGATTTTCTTCTCGCAGCTCTGGAAGTGTTGCCTCTCCCAATTTGGAGACAGCTTGTTCATAAAGCCTCTTTACTTCGGTTGGCAGCTCTTCAAGATCGATTGAATACTGAATATTGATTCTTTGTGGGTTCATTTTATCCTTTAATTAATTTCTTATTTTGATTTAGAGATTTTTCAATTATATTTGGGGCGCCCACAACGACAATCTCTGTCCCGGTGTGGCCGCGATTTATAGTTAATTTTGTAAATCGATGATTCAGGCTTAGGTCCCCGGGTAGCCCCCCTTCCTCATTAAGTTGCCTCATGCGGGCCTCTTCTCTTATCATTACTACGTGTTCGGGGTTAACGAATACCTCCTGTAATGTGTAATCTTGTTTGGTTGTGAGGCTAGCATTGTGTCTTACCTCCGTTAGTCTAACGAGGCTCATACTGTTCTCCCATGGGGTATACATGCTTTCGTTCGATGATGGCCTCCCTACCTTGTGTGTATATCGTATAAGTTCCTGATTGCCATTTTGCGCCTGATGGTGTTTCTCTGAGAAAGATTCCCAATACTGGTTTCCGTGTCTTGTCTATAAAAATACTGTTGCCATCAAACAACGTAACCGCTTGAGGAATATATACTAAATCTCCTTCTTGCATTATTTATTCTCCGTCTGTATTATGCCAAAATTAGTAGTTAAAAGAGTCCCTGCGCAACTGGCTGCGTTTTGAAGAGCCGTCTTCGTCACCTTAACGGGATCAATGATACCGCTTTGAACCATATTTGACATTTGGCCAGTCTTAAAATTCCAGCCTTGTTCGGGGCCGGCCATAAGTATTTCGTTGATAATGATATCAGCAGATTCTCCAGAGTTTTGTGCCATTTGTTTAATGGGTGCAAGACACGCTTTCCTAACTATATCAATACCTGCATATTGGTCGCTCATATCCTCAGAGCTATTAACTCCGGCATCGCGATCTATAATCGTAATCTTTTGACTTGCTCTTAGAAGCCCAGCGCCACCACCGGGAATTATCCCTTCTTCTTGTGCGGATCTTACGGCTTCTAACGCATCTTCAATACGGTGCTTGCGCTCTGTCATCTCTACCGCGGTGGCCCCACCAACTTTAATGACAGCGACACCAGAAGCTAGTCTGGCAACCCTTTGTTGAATTATATCTGCGGCATTAATGTCTTCGGTGGTTACAATTTCGTTTTTTAGGGATTCGATTTTGTTGTCGATCTGTTCATAGTCTGCGTTGCCACCAACAATGGTAGTCATATGTTTATTGCTTTCAATAAACTTAGCAGAACCCAAATGTTTAAGCTCTACATCTTTTAGCTTTGTGCCGGAGCTTCTCGATATAAACGTTGCTCCAACCGAGAGGGCAAGATCTTCCAACATATTACGCCTCTCATCCCCATAGTAAGGGGACTTGATTCCTGCCACCTTGAGGGTTCCACGCATGGCATTCATAATCATAGCAGCCAAAGCCTGTCCCTCCAGGTCCTCTGCAACTATAATCAATGGCCGAGATTCCCGGGCGATCATCTCAAGAATTGGTAAGATGGATTCAACTGCATCAATCTTATGATCTGTGACCAAAATTAGTGGCTCATCGTGAAACATCATGCCGCGGCGTTCATCAGTTATGAAGGCTCCCGCGCAATAGCCGGCATTAAACTTAAACCCTTCCTCTATATCTATGCTGGTGTCAACCGAGCGAGACTCTTCAATTGTAATTGAGCCATCCTGTCCTACTCGATCAACTGCCATAGAAATCAGGCGGCCGATAGAGTGGTCGTTGTTAGCTGAGATTGTGGCAATGTGTGTTATATCTTCTAAGCTTGTAACCGGCTTTGACATGTCGTCCAGATTCTCAACAATTATTTTTACGCATCGGTTTATCCCTCTTTGTATTTCAACCGGAGAGGCGCCGGATGCAATGTGCTTTTGTGCCTCCTGTATAATAGAGCGTGCTAAAACAGTGGCAGTTGTGGTGCCATCGCCAGCAATATTGTTTGTTTCCACTGCCGCTTGCTTTATGATTTGTGCGGCTGCATTTTCGAATGGGTCATCAAGTGCAACAAAGTGTGCCACTGTGACCCCGTCCTTCGTGATGAAGGGGGTGTTGCCTTTTTCTTGCAAAAGAACATTTCTGCCTTTCGGCCCAAGTGTCGAACCGACGCTGTTCGCCAGGATGTTGACACCGTTCAGGATTTTCTTTTGTAAGGATTCATTACTATCAAATTCTCGACCCATTAATACCTCAGAGTTGTGTTTATATTATAATCGATTGTGTGGGGAATGTCAAATGTTATTTACTCGGTATCTCTAACTTTTTTAGCTATCCGTCACACCGCGGACTGACTCGACCACTGCTGCTTCCAGTTCCATGGCATCCTGCATGGCGGCTGCGCCCGCATCATTTCTGGCTGCAGCATCTTTATCGGAACACTTCTGGATGTCGGCGGCTTCCCCTCCGCCACAGTCGGTCAAAAAGAATCGCCCAATGTTGTCATTAAGATCGGCAAGCTTGTTAAACATTGTCACCAAGTCATCGTTCAATGATTTGGCTGCTTCTGCGAAGAACTTTTCTACGGCATATGTGGTTATTCTAAGAGTACCCAGTTTATTACCTTTTCCGGAATAATGGTTTGGCGTAATGTGAAATTGTGTTCCACCTTTTTCAGCGCCGGTGCCGCGTCGAGCACCAAGTGCTGCTTGGCCGGGCCAGGGGACGCCGGGGTCGTTACCCAATACAGCATTAAAAAACACAGATGGTGGCGCGCCGGCATCTTTAAGTTGTGCTGCGAGGTCAGCCCATTCTGCCATTTCATCTTTACCGCCCCACAGTTCTTTGGTATCCTTGGACTCTGTGCCGGGTATGGCTTCATAACCTTTGACTAGGGTTGCTCCGCCTTTGCCGCCGGCCTTGAACTGTGCAATATTAGCCCTTAGTCTCGTCGTATCTGGATCAACGAGGCCATCTTCCGGAATTCCGGACAGTTGAAGACGTTCTTGAGTTTCGGGACTAACCGAAAGTTTCGCAACTGGGCCCTCTGGGCCCTTACCATACACGCCGATGCGAACCCACTCGGGCGAAGCCGAGCGGCTAGCTTCTAAGGACTTCGCGGTTCGGATCCAAATATAATTTCCGGTACCGGTGGGGCCGGCACTGGTTACTTGGGCGCCTCCTACTTTGAGCCATCCTTTCTTGCCGGCGTCAGATAGCGTAAAAGTAACAGGCTTAACTTCAAATGTTTGACGATGTAGTGGGTGGCCAATCCATTCAAAAAAGTTATCAGCAGTAATATTAAATTCATAGAATGTAACTCCAGAAACTTCTTTTTCTTTTTTAGTCTGCTGTTTAACAACAATAATATAGCGCATTTCGCTACCACCTTGTGCAAAATGGGCCACCAGATCAGAAAAAGAACCTTTTACGACTCCAACGTCATTCAGAATTTTTAAGCTGATTGGCTTGTCACGATCACCGCCGGGCTCATCAATTCTAATATCGGCAATATCTCCTTCGCTGGTGGGTACCTGCCTGGAGGCGCCTCCGAAGAGTGCTGCAAGAAAAGGCTCCCACAAGAATCCGGCCACGGAAGCATTGAATTCTTTGAGCATGTACACAAACTGGTTAAGGAACATTAGATACGATAAAGTTTGCGGAACCGTGGAGTTACTCAAATTCTGTTCGGGCTTATCAAAAAATTCCGTAAGCGCCATAAGCTTTTGGGCCACCGCACTTGACGACGGATCTCCAGACATTCCAACGTTGCCCATCCAAAGCTCAAATTGTTGACGGTCTTCGCTGCCGGGTTTTTGCCCCACTGTGATTTCGGTAGGCATCACATTGGGCATGCGTAATACTCGTGCACGTTCGCGGGCGCCGGCTGTCCCCTCCTTTAAGTTCGAGTCATCAATTGTAGATATTACCGTCTCAACCATCTCCATCAATGTTTGTAGTTGAGTGTGGGGCTCTTTCTTTTCCCTCACCTCAATAAACATATCTTTCATAAAATTTGACATTCTCTTTCCTTTAAATAATTATGTCAGCGATTCCCAATTCGACCGCTTCTTCTGCTGATAAGTAGACATTCACCTTTCGCTCAAGCAGGTCTTTCAAATCTGATTTGCTCATATTGGTTTCGGCTATTAAAACCTTGCTATACATTTTTTGAATCTGTTCGATTGCTTCCATCTCGTTCATAAGATTGTGCAAAGGTCCGTGGTTACCACCAATAACTGAGTGGATCATGACTCTGCAGTTCTTGCCAATCTTTCGGTGGCCCTTTGTGCCCGCGGCTAGCAGGAGGACGCCAGCTGACATAACCTTACCCATGCCTATCGTATGGATTTCCGTTGTCTTCTTTATCTGGCGCATGATATCATAAAGAGCAAACATGTCGTCTGCTGAGCCGCCATACGTAGAAATATAAAATTCTATTGGTTTTTGATTTTCTCCAGTAAGATCAAGCCTGTTGAGTTCCTGAAGATACAGCATAGCATGTGCTAATTCTGCGATCTTTTCTTCAGCCACATCAGTGAAAAGCCCGATTGTTCTCATGTCCGGTTCGGCCTGCTGGGCGGCTAGCGCTTCCATAATTTCCTGCATCGTTTCTTCATCCATTACTATAGGTTTATTCTTTTTCTCGCCCTTCTCGGCGGAGGCTATCTCAACAAGGAGGTCTTTGATCTTGCTTAACATTTTATTTATTCCAAAATTTAAAAACTGCATCTTTATTTTCTTTAAGATATACCATTGAGGATTGCCAACTGTCAAACTTCAATGCTTCTCGATAAAACCTGGGATGAGCCTGTAATAAGTATGCAATAGAATTGTCTTTTAGTGTTTTAATTTCACTATCTACCCTATTTTCAAGACTGATTCGCGAATTCTTATCAGCGTCTGATTCAATATATTCTTTTCTGGCAGCCTCTTTTGCATTCACAAGAGTTTCGATGGCTTTTATAACACACGAAAGATATATTATATGAGACAATCTAATCAGAGACAGACTAAGCCTGCTCGCCCTTAGAAAATAAAAGGTTTTGCAAGTAATGTAACCGAAAATAAAGACCAAGACATGTAATAACCAGTTTTCCACTATAATCCCAAAAAAATAACCACCAACATGTGGTGGTTATAATAACATAAACGTTTTAATTTGTCAACCTACTTGGTCAACCTTTTCATGATCCTCTCAGCCAGCTGATCGACCGCGGCGTCTCGGCTTGAAGCCTTCTGCATCCTAGCAGCTACGCGCTTGGCAATCTCGTTGACGGTGCTTTCCATCATGGGCTCTTCCTCTTCGGCGCCCATTTCGGCACCCATCTCGTCGCCCATGTCTCCCATGTCGCCGCCCATTTCATCGCCCATCTCATCATCAATTTCAACATCCTCTTCGTCATCCATCTCAGTTGAGACTGGCTCTCCAAGAACATCCTCAAGGGCTGTCTCAAGAGCGGCCATGAAATCTTCAACGTCAACCGATCGGCCTTCGCCACCCATTTCCATATCCATCTCATCGTCACCCATTTCATCGCCCATCTCATCGTCACCCATTTCCATATCCATCTCATCACCACCCATCTCATCTTCGGGGGCCATTTCGACATCCATTTCCATGTCTTCTTCTTCCTGCATCTCTACAGGCTCTTCCTCTTCGGGGTTGTACATTTCTTGAATTCTAGCGTCACCGATAGAGCCAAGGTTAGCAAGTTTAAGAAACTGTCTTACTTCAGCTTCAGTTAATAAAGTTTTACGGGACATTTAAAATTCTCCTTATTGAATAAAATTCCTAGTGTAAATAGTATGTATTTTTTGATTATGCTAGTTTAAAAACGAATTTAAGCTAGAGTGCTTGATTTTTTTAAGTGCCAGAGACTCTATCTGTTTCACTCTCGCAAAAGAAATGCCTAGGCGTTCACCTATTTCTCTTAGAGTCATCGCACCATTTTCGTAAATAGCGATCAGTGTACAATTGTAATCTCTTTTAAAACTAATATAATGCCGGCACGTGGTTGAGGCACAATTTTTTTTATTTTTCATACACTTTCTGCTACACGGTAGTAGGCCGTCTTTTTTCATAAATCTGGAAACTCCGTGGAAATAACATCAAAAAGTTTGTCTATTTGGTTCTCGCTTAATCCAAGCTCGTTTAAGGTCTCGTCACCTTTAATTTTCAATTTTTCGATCTTTCTTTTTTTGTTTTGAGAAAAACCACTGTGTTCGAAAACAAAGTCTCGGATCCTTTCATCTCCGTCTAGATAGCCGGTTATAACACTTCTAAAGAACTTTGCCTGTGTCAGTCCGTCGGCCTTTAATTTTAAAATTAATTTTGCGTGCCTGTGGTCTGACTCTGTAAACACAATTCTTTTATTATTCTTTCCATAGGATCCGTTCGTCTCGGGGGGGTTCACCATTTTCTTCCCGCTATGTGAGTTTTGCTCTCACCCATACCGGCAGATGTTTGAACTACAAAGTCAGCCTTCGCCTGGAACTCTGCAATACTCCTAGCGCCGCTGTAGGAGAGGCCAGAACGTATCCCCTTTTCAAGATCAAATAATATACTTTTTACCGGGCCGCGGTAGGGGACGCGTGCCGAGACTCCTTCGTATGAAGAATAGCGGCCGCGCCAATTAATCTGAGCTTCTTTAGATGCCATGCCTCGGTACGTCTTCCATCTTGTCCCGTCAGCTTCTTCAAAAACTTTTCCGGGTGCCTCATCGGTACCTGATAATAAGGAGCCACACATGACAGCATCGGCGCCGGCGCCCAAAGCTTTAACAATATCTCCGGAGTTTCTAATGCCTCCATCGGCGATGATGGCCACATCTCGATCAGTCTTCGCACAATCTATAATTGTCTGAAGGCCAGGCATGCCGTGACCTGTTTGTACTCTTGTAGAGCATATCGAACCACCTCCGATGTTACACCGGACGCTATCGGCGCCCCAATCAGATAGGGCATTGATACCTTCAAGAGTGGCAACGTTGCCTGCCATAATATGTAAATCGAAACCAAACAAGTTTCTCAAAGAGGTTAGCGCCTCCTGCATCAATATGTGGTGTCCGTGTGCAATGTCCACACATAAAAAAGTAGCGCCGGTGTCGACACAGGCTCGTGCTCTCTTCAAGAAATCTCCGCTAACCCCAATGGCGGCACCCACGTTTATTTCAACTTTGTATTTTTCTTTGGCCATATCTTTTGCCATGCTAACATTTCTAGCCTGCATCTCAATTGTGTTATAGCGATGAATTACTGCCGTGCCGCCTAAATACCCTAGCTCGATTGCCATGGCTGCTTCCGAGATAGTATCCATCGGAGAAGCAATGACCGGTATACGTAACTTGAGACCCTTTCCGAGATCAGCATTAATTGAAATTTCACTTCTGCTTCGAATATCTGAATATGCCGGCGTTAATAGAACGTCATCATATGATAGAGCTTTTCTCATAGTGCCTCCCTATCAATGAAGGCCTTGATATCTCTAACCTTATACCACGTCACATCATTTGGTTTTTCTGGTTCTGGAAGCAGCCTCAATGTTGCTGGGCGGTTTCCAATATTTGAATGTATCACGAAAATTGTGGGGACACCTTTAAATCCGAGTTCTTTCTCGATCTTTGGGTTGTCGTCTACATTATATGCAAAAAAATGCAAGTCATTATACTTTTCTAAATCAGAAATACCAACGAAATATTCATGTAGTGCGTGGCAAAGGTGACATTCATTAGAATAAAATTTCAGGACGCATGTTGCGTCTTCTTTAACTTTCCCTCTTAGTAAATCCTCTAAGGATTCCTTTGATATTCTAGTAACTGCCATTTAATGCCTCCTGGGTGGCCTTTATGCACTCTGGACAAAACAACCTTACAACGTCTTGTTTAACAACTACGCTCCATGATTTTATCATCTCTCCATCTTGCTTATCAAAGCTTTTTTGACAAGCGCTACATTGTTCTGGTAACTTACTAAACTGAGCCACCTTGTCTGAAAGCTTTTCGGTTGCATCTGCGTTCGCGAGCTTTTTCATCGAACGGCGCTGTTTACGATTCATCCACTTCTCTTACCTGGGCGGCTACGTTCTGTGCTGTAACAATGTCCTGGTGCCTGATGCTCTCGGCCGGATCAGGTTCCAATTCTGCAGCTGCCATTGCTAAGTCTGCGGCTCTCTTCTTGTTGGCAGCTTCAATAATATCTGCTTTATACTGTTGTAAGGTAATCATGGCCCCTTCGGCGCTGGCCATATGCAAAGCTTTCTGTGCTAGCAATTCTACATCGCCCTCCTGTGTGGGGCGTGCATACATGTCTTTTATTATCCCATAGGATTCCATGGCCCGGGCGCGCAACAATAAAACTGCTGCCTCTAATGTTTCTTCGGTCATTTTATTTCTCCTTATTTATTAATGCCTTCGGTGCGCCACAAACCCTCACCGCCGTCGAAAATCACGACAGCAGATGGGAATGGGGCGCTATTTTTACTATCTCCAAATTTCAATCTACCTTTTACAAAGTAGATCTCTGAAGCCTTCATTACATAATTGTGCCAATACTTTGTATCGGTTCTTGCTGGTATGAGCATCACAACTTTAGTCTCGTTCTTCATGGCTTCATTATAACCTTTCTCGATCCACTTGTCAATACCTCTTCCATACGGGGGATTGACAAAACAGCTGAATCCTTCCCAATCCTTCTCCAAGCCGTTCTCGGCTTCCGTAAAGAAGTTGGCACACTTGGTGTTGTGGGGGCTGGCACACGGATCTAAATCAAAAGGTCCGAAGCGCCAGTTTAGCTTATCAAAAAAGTCTTGGGGGGTTGACCAGTTGCCACTGGCAGAGCTGAACATTGTTTTTTGTGTTGTTTTATTCATCTGTGCTTCCTAGGGCACCATCGCCCCTGCTGCTAATCGTCATCGGATAGCTATACAAAGTCTCTTCGGTGGCCTCAACGGGCCGGAAGTGAATAACTGGGGTCATCACGAGTTGTGCTATCTTATCTCCTGTTGATAAAACCTGTAAATTATTACCGACATTATGCAGATTGATGAACACCTCTCCATCATATCCTGAGTCAACGACGCAGGCTCCAACAATGAGTGAACGTTTGGCTGCCACACTACTGCGGTTCTTTACCTCTAGCATATAGCCGTGGGGGACTCCAAACTTCAGGCCGGTTGACAAAATCTTGCTCTCGCCCGGATTTAGAACCACAGATATCGGTTCTTCTGGTGAGAAAAAAACATCTAGGCCAGCATCCGACGGATTAGCTCTCTCGGGACTAATCGCGCTCGGTCGTACTTTCGCATACTCAAGAATCATTATCTTCTCCGCCAGTAATTAATTCAAAGCTTTCAACAACGTCATCGATGTTGACCTTTCCGGTAAACAAGCGGTATGCCTTAACTGCTGTTCGGATCTCATCCGTGTTAAGCCATCCATTCTCGCGATATTCGGTACGGAGTTCTCTCTTCTGTTCCTTGTATGGCGCTATTGCATCTTCAATTGCGCGCAATGAACGAATGTACTCCTTAATAAATCTTTTCTTTTCCTCATTTGTGTTAGCCATCTAATCCTCCTTGTGACTATATTAATATTATAACAACCTAAGACACGCCTGTCAACCAAATTCTATCGATTTATGTTTTTATTTGAAAGACCTGTGAAACAAAATCCCTTATCAGTGCGTCTCTTTCATCGTCGTTTTCACACTCCGAAAATTTATAGTTATATGTTTTTTTGGTTTTATTAATTTCAGTTATAATGTTTTCTTTGTCTTTTTTAAACCACCTAACTTGAAGGGTATAATTCTCTGGTATTAAAACGTTATACTTTTTTGCAAGCTTGATTAATCCAAAATATCTCTTCTTTTCTAAACTTTGTCTCGCTTTTGAGAAATCTGCAGCTAATTTACGCTTATACTCATCATCGGATGTATAATTTTCAATTCTATCTGGGTGTAAAATTAAGGCGAGCTTTTTAAATAACTTATTAAATTCAGTGTGTAGTTCTTTAAATTGGCCGTCATTGTCGAGTTCTTCGTGTTCCTCTATAAATTCCGACTCGGCAAGCGCTAGCGCTGTACTTCCTGAGTATTCTGATGCACAGGGAGCGGCATCCTCTTTCTTTTGAAGGGGCCGGCCGTATAACTCTTCTAATCTTTCTTTATTCTTTTTGTTGAGGTGGTCTCTATCAATATTGTTCTTTGCGCAATATGTTTTATAATATATTTCAAATTCGATGCCAGTTTGCTTTGTAAGGTCGCTAATTATATCAAATTCATCATACAGATATTCTAACTCATTAATGATCCTTCGCCATTTTAGTTTTTTTGATGAAAGCATAACCTAAGTAGTTTTATTTGAAATCGATCTTAACCCTAGTGTCTATTTTTAATTCTGGTACCCGTAAGTGATTGGCGAGATTGTGTCGTTTACACTGATCTGCCTCTAAAAACCAATCAGAGTGCCCTTTCTCATGCACAATATCTAAAAAATATTCTTTATTATGGCCACAATTTTCAGCCATCATGGAATAGATCTTCTTATTCAATCGATCGGTCTCTTCCGCAGAAGCCTTAATTTCCTCTACCTTCCCCCAGCCCATCGATGACACATCGTGGATCATTAGAGTGGCATCTGGGTCCATATACCTATAGCCCTCTGTGCCAAAACTAAACAGTATGGCACCACAGGACATAGCCTTACCTTGTACGATCGTAGCCACTGGGATCCTACAGTGCTTGATGTCTGATATCATCGACATTAAGCTGTATACTTGTCCGCCGTAGCTATCGATGATTACAGGCACCACTGGTTGTCCCGTATTTTGTGCTTTAGTTATGAGGCCACTAAATTCTTTTGCTGCCGGTTCATCGAACTTTCTAAGTCTAATAACGACCGGGAGGTCGTCAATTAGTTTTGCCTCCTTTAACAGCGGGCTAAATGTTTTAATTATGTTCATGTTTATCCTAGTAGTTTGAATGTTCTTCCAATAGCATATGTTGAGAATCCCCAGTTCGAATCATAATTCAACCGGGCTAGGTATGGGCGATTTAAATGTATCTTATCTTTGTGGGGCTTCACTCCCCAGCACCTTATTCTAGTTAATTCGTTATTTGAGTCAATAACATTTACAATCCAATAGTCTTTGCCATTTTTTGTTTTTCTAGCCGTAATCTCTCTTGGGATAAACCAGCAAACTTGTAGTTCCTCATTATATTCCGAAATCGGTGGGATGTACTTTTCGTGCAACCTTTCGATGGTTTCAGTACTAATAACCAAATTAATTGGAAATACTCCTGTGAGGTCCGTTTTGAATTGAATGATCTCTTCTTGTGAAAAATCCCCTTCCGGCTCATACAACTCTAAATTCTCATTAAACTTTTTAAGATTTTTTGGGCGTTCGACAACACACGTAGACCAAAAATGCTTACGACCACTAAACCTGTCATCCACAATATTATCTAGGGCGCCGCCTCTACAGAGTGCGTCCATTGCTTTCTTATTTAGTTTGCTATAAGAGACCCCTTCCCGGAATAATAAATCTTCTGCATTAAGAAACGGCCGATTGTTAAGAACCTGTTCGATGGCGGCTTGGCCTAGGCCTTTAATAGAGGTTAAAGGCTGAATGAGTGTTTTGCCATCGGCGCTAATTTCCCATACTGTACCCGATTTGTTTATGTCAAGCGGCGCTATTTCAAAGCCATATTGCTTTGCGATATTAATTGCCTTTTCCTTTCGACTCTCCGGCTCTTTATCTAAGAACGCTGCCATCCATTCGGAGGGATAATAGTTGAATAACCATGCACACTGAAAAGATATGATACTGTATGATACGGCATGCGACTTGTTGAATCCATAACCTGAGAAGAATTCGAACTTATCCCACAAAGATTGTGCTTCGGAGTGGCTAATCTTATTTTTAAGGCAGCCGGCAATAAACTTGTCATGAAGCTTGCCCTTGACGGAGCCCTTGCCTGTCCCCTTCTTGGTCAACACCTTGCGGAGCATGTTGCCCTCGTCAAGAGTCAGCCCACCGAGCTTGTGAGCAAGTAGGGCAATCTGCTCTTGAAAGATCAGGAAACCAAAGGTCTCTTGCGTAATATCATGAGAATCATCATTCAGATATTTAATGTGGTGAGGGCTTTCCTTAGCCTCTACATATTCGTCATGAACGTTTGCAGACAATGGCCCGGGGCGATAGATGGATGTAATAGCCGAAACATCGATGATATTCCGTGGCTTTGCACGCACACAAAATTTCTGGGCGCCCTGCTCTGTAAATTGAAACACTCCTGCCCACTTGCCGGCCTGAAAAATGTTCTCATATACCTCAGAATTGTTTAAGTCAATGATATCTGGATGTAAATAAGAGTCATAATAATTTTTTACTTGTGCGAAGGTTGGGTTTTCCACTCCGTGATGGCGACGGAGGATATGTTCGATGCATCCCTCCATCATCTTCAGGGTAGATAGTCCCAGTAAGTCGAACTTAATGAAGCCCATGGGCTCAAGATGTCGAACGTTCTGACCTTCAGCCCAGGGTGCCTGGCGCACTCCGCCAGAATTAATCAGAGGCATATGGCTGTCTAGATTTTCTCCGATCACAACGCCGCCGGCGTGGCGAGAACAAGAACGAACCTGTCCCACGAGCCCCTCAACATGTGTTTTAACCTGTGGATATTTATTCAAATATGTTTTAAGTGCCGGAGAAAACTCGATCACTTCTTCCCATGTCGGAACGTATACACCGGCCTTAATCCCGTGCTTGCGTTTGGCATCTGGTGTTGCCTCTCGAATCATTACCGAAGTCACTGTGTTGACCTCTGTAAATTCAATTCCATACAGTTTTGAAATATCCTTGATTAAACTTTTGAGCTGCAGCGTGTTCCAATTAGAAATTGGAGCAACACAATCCTCTCCCCATTTCTTTACTAACTTTTCTTTCAAAGCCATGCTGTCGGATACATCATAATCGATATCCGGGTAATCTGTGGCGTCTGATCGCAGAAACCGAGAGAACAATAAGTTGTGCCTAATCGGATCTACTTGCGTAATGTTTAGCGAATATGCCACCAGAGAGCCTGCGGCTGAGCCGCGGCCAGGGCCGGCTAACATCATGCCCGTTGCCAAATCTGCTACGGATTTCATCGTTAGGAAATACTTGGAGAATCCTCTTTCATCAATAACATGTAGCTCGTGTCGAAGACGATCGGTGTACTCTTTATTGGTGTGTAGGCCTCTGTCTTTTAATCCTTCTAGGGCATAGTTTACCAATGCTTGTGTGTCGGTGAATCCCGCGGGGACAACAAAATTTGGGAGTCGTACCGTATTGTCCGGTAAGAACTCCTCAATGCGTTCATGAGCAATTCTGTGTGTCTCTTCGATGCTCTTCATAACCAAGTTGTCATCGTATTCAAACCCTTGTTCCTTAGAGTACTGCTTATAGCTCTCCCACATCTGATCACCATTCTTCGGATACAACTCATAGCCAATTTCTTCAACGCCTGCGGGCAGTTGCGACTCTTCCTCTGCCCAAGATGGGCGGCCTTTGCCAAGCCAGCCTAGGCGTTTGTAAAGCTCCCTGTCCTTCCATGCGTCAGGGTTGGGGTAGTGGCTGTCAGCTGTGGTTACTAACTCAACGCCAAACTCTTTAGCAACCTGTATGACGTACTGGTTCAGTTCGTGTTGCTCTTTAATATTATTCCACTGAATTTCAGCGTACCAACGGTCTCCAAAGATGTCAATCATTTGTCGTGTAGACTCTCTCATGGCCTCGAGGACGGCTTCGGCGCCTTCCTCCCGGTGCTCCCAGTAGTTGCCGGCATAAACGCCCCCTAGGCATGCTGACGAGGCTATAATGCCCTCGTTGTACTTCTTCAGGAGTGCATAGTCAATACGTGGGTATCGATAAAAATTTTCTGGCTGGTAAGATTCTGAAATAAGTTTAAACAAATTACTCAGGCCGGTCTGATTTTGAGCTAACAAGACCAGATGTCGTCGACGTTTAAGGATGCCTTGAATCCTTTTGCTGTCGCCCTCATCCTCGACAGTGGCTCCTGACTGCTCATCTTTTTTGATCGATCGGGCCTTCTTCTTATCTTCCATGGCCTGATTATATGCATCGTGCCAGTCTGCAATCGAAGGCGTGAAGTATGCCTCGCAGCCAAAAATAGGCTTGAAAATTTTACCCTCTGCCTGCATCTTCTTAGCATGCAATACCTGATAGGCTAACCCATTCATATTTCCATGATCTGTCAATGCGAGTGCATCGCACCCGTTTTCATATGCAAAATCCATATGGTCTTGCGGGTACCCTAGGGCATCAAAAATAGAGCCTGCGACACTGTGTGCATGCAGGCCTACAAATTTAATTTTAGAATTAGTACGACTCATTTTATTCCTCCGACGTATATGGTATTTTAACGTGTTTGTGAGGTTTTGTCAAGCCTTCAAAGGGCCTTATTACAATATTTTCTGAACTAATATAACGAACATAATGTTCCCAAGTAGATGCATCGTGAAACCATGATAAATCTTCGAAGAGAGCGTTGTCTTCATTTACGTTTTCAAAAATTTCACTGAAACTGAAGTGCCGAGCTGACCACCTCTCGTGAAGTGGTAATTTTTGGTCTGGATATTGCTGGCCGGGTGAAGGGGGTAAATATTCCCTTGTTGTCTTTTTGTTTATCGCTCTTCGACATAATTTAAAATCGTCTCCTGTCATAGTAAATGGTAATAATAGATTTTGTTTTGCGGTATTACCTAGGAATTTGTAAAAGAAATTGGTTTTTGTATCTCTTATTTCTTTCCGGTGTTCTCTAGCTTGATGCGGGTCACATATTCCAAACGGGAACGAAATAAAATATTTTTCAGGCGTGAGCCACTTTGAAATTCTGTAAGAAGTCATGTATGCTGAGTATATACCCTCCAACGCTGACCACCCATAACTGTCTCTTCTATCTAAATCCTTTGGTTTTATACCGACATAGTAAATAGGTACTTCTTTTCTAAGTTCAGAATAAAATTTACTTGAAAAGTCTCTTTTATAATATACCGGGTCATATGCCCACTCACCAATTGTATTTTTAACCACCGGTGCCAAATCTTCGTTCGCCACAATCCATATCGTGTCACAGCCGGCCATGGCACATTCAAAAACTGACCTCTGTATCAAGCTAAACCCATTACAGACCGGCAGCAATACCGACGGAAATCCAACCTCGATATCGGAATCATAATTTGCGATAGGAATGATTCCAGCCAAATGTATCTTAGGCGGCATCGAGCCCCTCTAGAACTCGATCGTAGGTGACAATATTGTCCTTAAGGTGTGATAGCAGGCCGCTTTCACTTTCTTTCTTAATCTCAACACAGTCGGATTTTGCTTTCTTGAGTGTTGCTGTGCTGCTAGTTTCGCGCCGAATGCTAGTTGTTCTAAAATCATAGTGCCTAGGCGTTCCTTTTTTTGTGAATCCATTAAATTTTCCTCTCATGCCATTATCTTTCATCGTTTGTATTGTTTTGAATTTCGCCATTGTTTGTGAAAAATCAAAATCCAAAAGCTGCTTATGTGTTAACCTTGATACCGCACAAGCATCTCTAACAGGAGTATTTCCATCAATACGGTCGGAAGAATAAAACCATATCTGGCTGACAAAATCATCAGCTGTTGTGATGTAATCAATTTCATGCTTTCCTCCGCTGTTAAACGCTATATAATCATAACATATATAGGCCTCTTCGTCAAGAATTGTTTTTTCTATAAATCCTGTCGCGGCATCATCTCCAAAATATAGACACCGATCAAGCCTAAATTCTGCAATTTTCGAATACTCATTGAAACACTTTATTGTGTTGCCCTGAAGCCTCATACTGTGGCACAGGTTTGACAGCGGTACAAGGCCCTTGAGGGACATGAGAAAGTTTAGTCTCTCCCAAAGTAATATTTTTGAGAGACCAATTTCCTTGCTTTCATTAAAAGTTTTTATTTCTCTTCTGGAATTTTTCAATTTTAAAAACGACAGATCCGCTTCCGGGGAAAGAAAATCAAATCTAGTAGGGGTTCTTGGTTTTGTAAATAATATTGGAAAATTATTTATGAAGGCGTACATTAACGCTGTTAACGATCCCCCAACAACTACCTTCTCGCATTCAAATATCAATCTTTCCTTCTAAACCCGATCATTAGCGCTGCCATAAACGCAACATATGCGCTTCCACGACTAATGGTCATGCAGCCCTTTGTGGGTTTGGTACCTTGGGTCGGTGTATCATCAGCAAACTCAAACGGGGTGCCGGTATCTTGGTTTTCTCCGGTCTCGTGGCCCGTATCGCGCTGGCCCGAGTCGTTGTCTGTGGTTTCTGGTTCTTCCTCATCTTCTTCGGCCGGAATGAAGAATGGTTGTGAGATAATTAAGTCAGTCAGTGTTACACCGAGTTCATGGTGGAAGGGATCATACCAACCGGTATCGAAGTTTCCCATAAAGTTTAACTCATCTATCATGAAGGGCATGCCTTCCTCAACCTGAACACTCAAGAAGTATTCGTGGTAAGCTGACTGCGTTTCTCTCGCGCCCAAGTTAAGATACATGTCCCACGCCATCAAATCTGCTCTTCCATCCACAAACACATCCCACTCATAAAGCGTGACTTCGTATTGTGTCTGAACTGAATACTCTGAAGAGTGAAAACCCTTCACTTGAACGTTCCCTGCCGCCTGCATTTCAGTACCCTCTTCGTCCATCTTATACTCACCGTGTGCCATCACAGCACCCTCTGAATCAGAGCCGATTCCATAAGCGTTCTGGAATGTGACTTGCCCATAGGCGTCTATACCATAGGACTCAAACGGAACGGACCAGTCCCAACGGAAGGCGCCTTGTTCGCGTTCAATGTCGGTCATGGCTTCCACACTTAAAACTGGATGTTCACCCCAATCACTCCACTCATCAGCCCAGAGCTTGCATTGTGCTCCTCTTGCCCAGTCCCAAGGTGCGTAGTGACAGTCGTGCCCTGGGGTAACTCGCGTTTTAATGACGGCAACATAAAAATCTGTACCCCTGTCAATCGACGACTGGAACCAGAAAAATTCCACAATGGCATCAATGGTGTTATCATAAGTGTCCGAGTTCCCAACGTAAAGGGTATTCCCCTCAAAAAAGGCGTACGGAAATCGGTCCTCACTGCCAGCGATGTCAGTAGCGGTTTCAAACGATACGTCCCAGTCCCCTTCTAAGATAGACGCGCCCGAATAAGACGTCTCGCTGTCGCTCAAGGCGCCGGCATTTGCTGTATTCATAAGACACAGCGATAGTAATAAGTTTGTAAACATGTTTCTCCTAGATGTTTGATAAATTATAACCTGTTACCAAAAAAATGTCAACTAGTTTTTGTAAAGCCCATGGGAATTGTGGCCGCCCAG